GGGGTATTTTTAGACAAATAAATAAGTACCTGCATTTGAATACATAAACACAGGGTAAGGATAATTACCTGTTATAGATACTTACCTATTTTAATTTCTGAACTAACCTTTTAAATTCCTCTCGCATAGTTTTAAAGTCATAGACCTTATTGTTGTTTTTATCATAACTATAATATGCACCGAGTTTCAGTTGTTCACGATATATGTGGTTGTTTTCACTCATAGTTTCATTAGTAAATTTATGGGTAATTTTCCATTATTGCAAATGACTGCACACCCAATTGCAGGCTTCTTTCCGTGTTTAGCGTAAGCCATAGCGTAGGTTTCGTGGTTTATTCCTGAACCAACTTGCATTCCAAATACTCTAAAATTCTGACCAACATAGTGTTCACAATACGCTTGTGTATGTAAATGCCCTTGAACAGTATTCATCATATCAGCACGGCACTTGGTTCTTGCCGTTCCACCCTCACCGTGCAAATACTGAACACCATCTTTAACATATCTTTCTACAAAATTCCAGCTAGGCACTTCTAAAACTTCCTTATATGATTTGATCCACTTGCTAGGAATAGCAGATGTCTGTGCCTTTCGCATAACCATTCTGTCGTGGTTTCCTATTATTACTGTTGCTTTTGGAAATGCCTTATACCACCTAGATATTCGTTGTATTGCATACTCTAATTCATCAGCACCACCCATACCATCAGCACTTGTTTCGTGGTATGAGCTGTAGTGATTATCTATAATGTCGCCTATAAACACGACTTCAGAACAATCAAATTCATCATATTTAGCTATACAAAATTCTAAGTATTTATCTAAGGAAAATGGTTCGTGTAAATCACCAATAACAAGAACGTTATTTAAACCATTATTTTCGGACTGGCGTAATTCTTTTATTAAGTCATTTTCTGACTTTGTTAATCTTAGCCTATATTCTTTTAGTTGTTTTATTTGTTTCTAACTTTTTCCATACTACGCCCACCAAAGTAAGCACCTATCACCGTTATCAATACTAGCTGTAGTAGATCAATCCAATTATCTTTAACTTGGAAATCAATAGCACCGCCTTCAATGAAAATAAGCAATACTGTTGATACTACTAGAAATGCTAGTGTTAAGGGTCTTATGTTTGCAGGTAACCAACCTGCTTTAGCATCAGCTTCCCAACGCCTAGTTATTTGTTCTTCTGCACTTGCTCTTGCTTGTAAAAACATTTGTTCAAATTTAATCTTTAATTCTTCTCGTTCTTCATCAGTAGTTACAATGTTATCAACCAAGTTGTTCACATCAAGATTCAATCCACTAAACAGTTTTCCTAAAAATTTCATATCGAATTATAATTTGTTGGTACTCTATATTTTGTTTTATTATCTATATCCTTATAAGCAATTAATACCTGCTTTCTATTATCGCTAACCTTCCAACTAATATGAATCCAATCAGGGTGAGTTGGGTCTATATATTCTGTAGCATTTCCAAACTCTAAAATCAGTTGGTCAAAATCTAAATCTAAATCAAGAACAGCTTGATAAATCATTAGGTTATCCATATTACCACGCTTAACAAACTGAAGGTCTACTGCTTCATATCTACAATGTTGAGAATTAGAAGATGAACCTATTGCCTCTGAAAGCTGCGGCGACCTATAGCCACTCGTTATTCTCAATGGTGCCGATAATCTTTCACGAATCGGCTGCAAGAGTTCGGTGGCTAATAGTCGCAGTTTATATATTCCCTCTTTTGAGGGTTCGTTATCTATTCCAAGTCGTAATGCAGTATTTGACTTAGTTAGTTCGTTTAATGTAAAGTTCTTTGATAATCTCATTCAAATTTTTCTAACATTATTTTGTCTATTTCTGCTTGTATATCTTTTTTGGTTGCTTCTAGCTGCATCATTATATTAGCCTCAAATCTAATTACTTCCTGTTCATCATCAAATACAATAACAGTTGGCACAGCTTTTATTTTATACTTGTCTTGTAAATCAGGATTGTGGCATATTACCACATCTGACTTTTTGCATTCCTTTAATACTGATACATCAAAATTGTTTTCAGCGTTCCATTCACTATTAAAATGAATCACAGAAACCTGACCAAAACAAGCACCATAACAAAAAAAGAATATAGCTATTAAAACCTGTAATACATAACTTATATTCATATCTATTTATTATTTAAATTGTAAAGCCGTGTATCTATCTTATCTATCTTATCTTCTATCTTATTAAGTTGCTCTTGTTGTGATTTAAGTTGAGTTCCATTATTAAGGATAGTTTGCCTTACTAATTTGTCCTTTAATTCAAATTCTTTTTCGCTGATAGGCATTTTAGGTAGTGTTTTTGCTAATTCAACATCTGCCTTTAGTGTAAAATAAGTTGCAGATAAGGATATAGCAAACCCTATTACCATTATGATAGTTTTCAAATCAAGTGTAAATTGCGACTTTTCGTTTAGTTTCATTTGCTACAAGATTTACGGTCAGCAATTCCTTGAGCTACAATTAAGGCAATACCAACCCAAATAAGGTTAGCCATTTCGCCTTCTGATATTCCAAACATACTTGAGCAGTTTATAAAAATAAACATTCCAAAAGCATACCAGAACTTTTTACTATTTACTATTTTTTTTAAAATTTCCATATTATATTATTATAAAGTTAATTCCTAAATTAATTGTGTAATTTTCTCTATTAAAATAATTCAAGTATTCTAATTGAGTATAACAGGATAATGACCTCGTTAGCTTATAATTCAATATCAATCCATAGTCATAGTCCATACTTTCTGAACCATATTTGGTTAGTTTTTTGTTTATAAAAAAGTAATTGCCATAAGCAAGGACAAAGAACTTATCCAAATGCTTATAATAAGAAAACCCAATTACTGCTGAAATCGTGTTCTGATTCCCTTGTTCAGCAACCCATTCTTTATTGTATCGGCTTACCATATTTGCATAGTAACCTTGAAATTGTTGTGTTGTGGTTGCAACTGTATCACCATCTTGATTTGTCCACCTGTGAAAAGATTGTTCCATTCTGTCATAGTGTCCGTTGTTGTTTTGATCTATGTAATACCATTCTGACTGATAACCTAATGCGGTGGAAACACTATCAAAATCATTGTAATTTGGAAAATCTCTTTTAAAGGCGTTTACACCATAAATAGGGTGATTCCTTACAACACCGCCCATTGTTGCCCTCAGACCGCCAAAATCGTGCTTAAAACGAACATCTAATGCTTTGTAACTTAAATCTACATAGCCGTTGATGCTTTCTTCTAGTTTTACAGTAAATCGTTTGCCTAAATATCTAAGCCAAATTTTCCTGTTTTCAAACTCAACACCTCTATCTTTTATTCGTTCATATTGAAACAAATACTCTAATCTATCAACAGGCGAACGGAATATACTTGCATTTTTTTCTTGTCCGTCATAGTAGAACTTCGGCTTCTTCTCAAACTTGTATCGTGATACTTTTTTGATCCCTATAAAATACCTGTAATTATCACCATCATTATTAGTGGTTTCTATTAATTCATTGTTAGTATATTGATAGGTTTCTATTGGCGACATTGTAGCGTTTATGCTTCCACCAAAATAGATTGTTGAATACTTGTAGAATTGTCCGAAAGACAATAGTGGTAATAATAAAATTAAAAGCCGAATCATTATATTGCAGGTGCTACTGAAACTGTTGCATAAACCTTCATTGTCCAATTTCCATTGAAAGCACCGCCTGACCACATTTCTAACGCTTTTCCGCTTATATCACCTGCATAAGTTCCATCCGCTGGAATAGTTGTGTTTCCACTAAAAACAAAAGTTCTGTCTGCACCCTCGTTTAGGTAAAAATCTCTTTGCCTGTCCCAATAGTTAGTTGTTCCTGATGTTGCATTATCATAACCTATATATAAATACTCGCCATTGGTTTCATTAACACCCACGTGAACACATACACAAGTTACAGCTATTGGGATTACTATAAACCCTGCACCTGGATTGAATAATCCTAATGGCGTTGAATTTAAAGCACTAACTGCTGTGCTGTCTAAAGATGCTGTTACAGTAGTTATTAATCTTTGTGCTTTTAATGATTTAGAGGTTCCTTCTGCTGAGCCTGTGGTATCGCTAATATCCACGCCCATTAATAAGTCTCTATAATCAATCGGTGTTGTTCCGAATGTTCCCTTGTCTGTTAGTCTTTGTCCTGCCATTATTTAATTTTTTAATATAATTTTTTAGCTTCTTAAAGTTTTCCAAACTGCTTGGATATGTCCTTCTTTTAACACCCATATATCGTAATATCTGCACCTTGTAAAAAACTCTTTACTCTATTGCTTCTAGGCACATTACAATCTAAGTTTATACCTGCATAATAGTTTCTTGTTGTTGGGTCTAAATCAGAACCTGTGTTGCTTGAATACTCACTAAAAGAACTTGTGTTATTTTGTAAGTAGTCAATACATCTTTGTCTGTAAAATTCTGCTGCATCTTTTGCTCTGTCCATTAACGGTTGTATATCTTCGTAGGTAGCACTTGAAGATTGATCTGTAGCACCCATAACCACGATTGCATTATTCACAAATCTTAGTCGCATAAAAGGTGCTAATTCTGCAAAGGCAAACTGAACTAATGCAGGTTGGATATATGTTTCCACAAGTGTTTTATAAGCACCTGCTAATGAACCTGCTTGTATTTCTGTCTTTATTTTAGCATCTAAATCAGTTCCAAGAATAGGTAATATATACATATCCTGTGCTAATAATATGTAAGGCATTATTAAGTTGTCATCTACCGAACCCCCTAATGCTGTGTCTTTCTTTAGGCGTGTCGCCGAAATCATTAATGTATGTTGTATCGCCAAAATTTTTTTCTTTAACTAATTAATACTTATTTATTTTACGCCTGGATAATGCCCTCTATTTGGCATATTCTCAGGTGCTATTACTGCATCTTTAATTCCTCTTGGTTTTGGTGTATATGTTTTAGGAATACTATCTGTTTTTTTATAATCATCTAAACTTTGTCCTTCTCTTAATTCTGTTCCCTCTTTTAATCTATATAGAATTACCTTCCAAGCGTGGCGGCAATAAACCCCACCTTTAAAACGAAATAAATCGTAAGGTCTGCCCTTATGCCCCAACTGCCTATTAACACCTTCTCGACTTGCTTTATCAATATCTTCTATTCTATACACAAAACCTGCTCTAGCTAATCGCATCATATTCTTGCAGAATGTTCTTGTTGATTTACTTGGTTTTCTACTCTTTTTAATATACTTAAATCGTACTCTATAAAAGGACTTGTCTAAAGCACTAGGTGCATCTTCTTTACTTCTTATTTCATCTGCGAATTTCTTTTTGTTTTCCTTAATTAAACTTTTCGCCCATTCTTCATAATCATCAATTTCGCCTTCATCTTTTTCATCTACTATTTCCCACTTTTCATCATCTATTTGTTCGCCTTGTAATTCTTCAAAAATTATATTTAAATCATCATCAGACATTTCAACTAAATCTTCACTATCTACATCTTCATTTGTAACACCTTCTTTTTCTTGATCTTCTTCTGATTGTGTTTTAGTAACTTCTAAATCAATGAAATCAGCAGGTTTAAGCGATTTAAAGTATAAATCAAGGTTTATATCATTTACTTTAAAAATCTTCTCCAAACCTCGTATTAGCGTGGATTGAAATGGGACTATTACTGTATTTGAAAAAAGTGAAAATGCGTCCCTCAGTTCGTCAGCATTGTTGCCCAAACCACCACCTTCTGCTCGTATTCCAAATAATATAGGACTTGTAACCCTGTGTCCTGCCAATATCTGATTTACAGCTTGTTTGCTCATTCCTTCCCACGCTGACTGTGCATCATTCATTTGTATAGGTTCTATTACAGGTGCTGTTTCCTTTCCATCATTAAATGTAATAAGTATTTTACCTGCATTTCCACTACCTGCAAATTTTTGATTTAATTGTCTTTCTATTGTTCTTCTTTCTTCTTCTGTCGGTACACCGTTGCTAAAGCCAACGTGCATTGAAGGTGTCATTCCACTTGTTATATTAGATAAATGAAACTGAGCAATCTCTAATTCCATTTGGATCCAATCTGTAGCTGCAACATAATCAGGTGCAAAACCATAAAATAATGCAGGGTTCTTATCTCTAATCATTAAGATTTGACTTGCATTACTTCTATCTTCTGTGCTAAATGCTCTATAAGGCGTAGGTCTATATTCACCTTTTTTATATTTAGACCAATCAGCACTATAATAATAAGTATCTACTTCACCATCTACCATTTTACCACTTCTTATATATTGTGCAGGTATGTGTTTAATCTTAGCAATTTTACTTCTATCTCGTGACCATATTACGTTCACATAGCACCCACCGAATAGCTTTAAGTCCATTGCTAGATCTTTTAAAACATCATCATCAGAATTGTGTAATAATTCCGTTAATCTTAAATACGATTCTTTTGTAGATTCTGATTCATCTACATTAGTAGCAGCTAATCCTTCACCATAGATCATTGCACCTATTGACTTAACTAAAGCACCATTGATAGCACTTCCTAAGAATAGTTCGAGCAAATAATTAGGGTATAAATTATCTTCACCAAAACTTACCCAATCTTGGTTAGATTTTTCCACTAAATGAGGAATGTTATAATGTGATAATTTTACTAGATTTAAATTCATAATTAATCATTTGTTATATAAACTGATTCGGTATCAGAATCGTTAGTTGTATATTCTGTGTATGTAACAGAAGGATTAGCATAAGCTTCGCCTTCTGCCCTAGAAGATAGGTTCATTATGCCTGTATACACTATTGGTTTTGTGTCAATATCAGCAGGTAAACCATTTGTGGTGTTTTCTCTTATTGTTACATCATAAAAACCGTAAGGAAAATCATCGTTTCCTAAATTGATAAAACCCCCACCTACTGCTCCTGTAGTTTTAATAGTAAAAATAATTTTTACATATCTATCTTTATTAGTATACTCGTATGTGGTTGGAACTATACTTTCCGATTTTCCTGTCATTTGACTTGTAAAGGTAATGATAGGTTTATACTGTATATTATCCTTGTTTTCATATTTATCGTATGTATTTACATAAAATGTGTTACTAAAACCTAATGGTGTTGTTTGAAAAGCACCTCTACTTGCTTGAATCATCTTTCTTTTTCTTTTTAGGTTTATCTTCTATAAATAAGGCATTTCTAACGCTTTCGTTTAATCTACATATTTGCTTTTGTGTTAGATCGTCTAAAGGTATTCTAATAGTGTCAATAGATTTGCCTTCCCATTCTTTTTTAAGTTTATACGCCATAGTATTTTATTATAAATATAAAAGTTAGTTAATTGTTTTTTAGTGTACAAAAAAAGGGGTAATAAAAACCCCTTTTCTTATATATATAGAGTAACGATTAAGTTCCTGGTGTAATAGTTAAAGCACTATCATCAGAAAGTCCATCAAACGGATATTTTGCATCTGCTACACTTACAGCTGCAGGAATTTGAATTAAAGCATTCTTTTCTTCTGCACCCCACTCAATAGTATATCCAGTTAAGTCACCTTTTGCCGCACCTGTTATAACTGTTCCACCTGTTACATAGCAGCCACTATCAATTCCTAATAAGAATACATTATCATTAGAATCTTGTACAAATATCTGTGAACGACTATAAGCCATTAGCCTCAATTCATTTGTCATATCGTGGTCTATCTTTTGTAGAGTTACAGATAATGCTTGTGTGAAAAATGTAGTTCCATTAGCATTGTCAGAATTTACAGTAACAGTCATACTAGACAAATTAGGCACTAAGTCATACTTAAATACTGTTGTAGCCGAACCTGATTGCCCACTCCAAGTAGCAAAACCTGCAGGGTTCATTTCTGTAGCATTGATAGTTGCAACAGCAGAAATATTATTATTGTAATTTTTACAAATATAAATAGCTTTCAAGCCACCAATGCTGTCCTTGCAGTCAATTAAACGTCCTCTTGTAATATCACAAGCCATAATTATTATTTATTAAAAAGTTAAATAAAAGGGCAGTATATTGCAACTGCCCATTTAAAGTATCTATTAAGTCCAAACAGTTGAACCATATACACCATCTGTCGCTACCGCCGTTTGTACGCCAACCGCAAAGTTCATAGTAACTCTTACGTTGTCGCTTCCATCGTATTCGTATGTTGGAATTAATCTTGCTTCAGTCCAATCCGTTGCTAGGTTAGTTCCAAATACTAAGTTCTCAGGATAAGTAAATACAATAGTGTCATTAAACATACCTGGACATCTGTAAATTGGGTAGCCAAAGTAAGTAATATTATCTGCATTTTGATCAAACCCAAACCCAGATGTTTGACCACCATTTGTTCCTGCTGCTGCTAATGCTTGAATATAAAAACCATAAGTTTTGTTATTCATATAAAAACCTGCACCTGGTTTAGTAAGTATTCCTGAAATATCAGAAGCAGCTTTATTATAAACAGAAGCCATATCAGTAAGAATATCTGAAGCAGCTAAAGCATCAGCGAAATCTACTTCGCTAAAATCTTTCATAGCACTTGCATCAGCACCTGTTTCGTCTTGAGTTCCATCATCAGATAAGAAACCTGTTCCGAAAGGTGAAGCACCTTGCCATATACCTATCTCTAATTGTGCTGCTGCTTTTCCTGCAACAACCTTTAATAAGAAATCAGAAAATTCTTGTGGTAGGTTACCATTTCTATCCATACCCTGTCCAAGCCACGTTGGGAAAACGGTGCCACGGCATATTTCCTCGTTTACTTTTAGGTCAGTAAGAGTTAATACTTGTTCTGTACTTGATACACTATTCTCACTTGAGAAAGCACAAGCTGCTGCTACAATAGGATTGCTTGAAGCAATGTTATTTATAACTGCACTTTTTGTTAGACCGTCCATTGTTCTAACATAGCCTTTAGCTACTGTGTCAGGACTTCTCAAGGCAGCAGTAACATAAGGCAGAGCGTGTACACCTGCATAAGTATCACCTGTGATAGTTATGTCAAATTCACGCTTTTTTGATAATTGAATTTTATTCGCCATTTTATTTATTATTTATTGTTAATGTAATATGCTGTCCTTTCACTTACAGACAGTTTCGCTAAATCAATAGTTGAATTAAAATTAGAACCTTCAGGATTGTATTTAATACCTTCCGTTGCAGGTTCGCCACTTAGTTCTACTATTTTCCCTTTAAGTTCTTCAACTTGTGTCATAAGTTCACCAATCATTTCAGAACTCATTTCTGTTTTTTCTTCTTCAGAATCTTCTTTGGTTTCTTCAGATAATTCTTCAGTTTCTTCTGCGGCTTTTTCACCAAATACCGCTTTTTCTAATTCGGCAACCCTATCTTTTAATTCTTCATAGGATTTTGCCCAATCTGCTTTCTCAGCAGGTGTTTCGCCAGGCTCATCAAATTGTTCCTCTTTAGATTCTTCAGCAACTTCTTCAGACAATTCTTCTTCAGATGCCTCAACATCTTCAGCTTCTTTTTCTTCACCTAAGTCAAGAATTTCAGATGAATCACCAATAGTCATTCTGTTGCCATTTTCCATTGTATAGCTTCCTGCTTCCAATGCTTCTGCTTCGCCATCATCACCGATAGCAAAGACCTTAGACCCAATCATAAACTGCTCATCTTCTGTAGCAATTACACGACCATCATCTAACTTCATTTCAGCGTACATTTTTACGCTATAAGATTTAGGTTCATTTTTCATTTTTAAGATATTTAAAATTTTTTCTAGTGTTCCCATAACATTAATAAATATAAAAGGGTTAGTGTTGTTTATTTCTTTATCGTTTTACTGTTCTATTTTTGATAGCTGCACAGACCTTAGCAGCAGTTTCTTTATTGCCGTATTCCTTCATTTGATCTTTCATACAATCTTCCCAAGAATACTTTAGCATAGCTTTTCTTTTAGCATAGGCAACATACTCTAACATCTTGTATTTTTTCTTTCTTTTTTTTCTTCCTGTTTTTCCGTATTCTTCTCTCATTGTAGCTGAAGCGTGGTCATCACAAGGCATATATAATTTTGCCCCATCAACAGTATGAGTATGTGAACCTGAACAACCTTTAAACATTTCAGCATATAATTGTGCTTCTTCTTTTGTTCTAAATAATGGCTCACCATCTAAAGCACCTACAGGTCTTAATTCATTTTGTAGAATAACATCTTTTATTTTACCCATCATTACTTCATCAGGACAATCTTCGCAAACCTCATCTAATATATCTTTTTCTTTAGATGCTTCAATTAATTTATCCGTAAAGTAGCCTTCTATACTGAAGCCACGAACTTCCTTGTTTTTGATAGCTTCCCATATTTCAGGATTATTTTCTGCACTTACTTGCACAAACCAAGTTCCTATTGGAAGGTTAAAGCCATACATATTAGATTTGTCGTACTTCTTGTTTTCTTTAATCCACGATTCTACGACAGTCAAACCCTTTAATGGTTCATTATGTTCAAGAGTGTGATTATTGTTGTTTAAACTAGCCATAAATAGCTTCTGTGCTTGTTTAATCGTTTCTTTAGTAAAGAATACATCATATTCTTCATTTGTTTCCTTGTCTAATCTTGGTATCTTTTTGTCAGGTATTAAAATCGCACCAATTAACTGCTTCTTTTCTTCATCTGCTTTTGCTAATGATAAAAAGTCATTATTGAAGAATACAAAGTTTTCCTCAATCGCAGGAAATTTAACAACGGAAATAGCATCAACGCCAAAATGATCTGCCGTTTCATCTATTATTAATTCTATAAGTTTTTTCTTTTTCGCCATAACACTAATAAATATAAAGTTCGTTTTTTTGTTTATAATGTAGCTTGAACATCTAGTTCTTGTTGTAATGCCTGAGCATCAGAAATATCGTTTTCTACAACATAGGCTTGTACAGGTTGCGGCTCACCTAACCCTGTAGCTTCTATTCCTTCTAAATTGGGTATAAGCCCTTCACCACCTATTCCTGACGGCATAGCAGGAACTGAACCTGATGCGTCTCCACCACCACTACCACCACTATCACCATAAGGCAATTTAGTTGCTTTAATTTTTTTAACATTCATTAGACCTGATAAAACTGCACCTGCTGCCACAGGAATACCCCAAATTGGTCCAGCACCTTCAGGCGGTGGTTTTAATGCTGCTGCTGCTGCTGTATATGTACTAATTAAAGTTTGTCCTATTGCTAATGCTTTACCTGCTTTACTTTCTTGACCAAATACAGAAGCTATTTGCCCCATAGTATTAGCTACTATATCTAATTTTTGCTTTCCTGTTAGTTCTTCTGTTTTAAGGTCTAAAGCTGCTGCTGCTTTAGTTGCTTTATTTAGATCTTTTAGGTTTTTCTTTCTAGCAGCAGTCATTCGTTTACCTATTTCATCTTCTACATTTACTCTTTCTTGACCTGTTGTTTCTAATACTACAGCAGTTTCCACATTCGCATCTCGCCACTCTTTCTCTTTGTTTATTGCCTCTTGCTTTATGGCATTTATTTTATTATTAAGTTCTATTTGTTTAGTGGTACTTTCACCAACAATATCTGCTAAAGCTATTTCTAATTCTGCTAATTTATCTAAATCTTCAGGCATATTTTCACTTATAGCCATCTGCTCTTTCTGTATTCTAACTGCTTCTTCAGCATTAAATATCCTTTTTTGTAATAAATCATTTTCTATTTTAAATGCTTTCTGGGCTGCCGCTAACCTTACTGCTTCGCTTTTAGTAACATCTTCTGCCACTAATTTTAATTGTTCAATTTCTGCCCTTCTTTGTGAGGTTTCTACTCTTAAATCTCTTTCTGAATCTCTTAATTTAACTGATGCTTTTGCCAACTCATTAGTAAGCCGTATGTCATTCTTTATTTCTTCACCTATTCCAACAAAGGTGTCTTTTATATCTTCACCTGCACCTTTAAAATCACCTTTAAAAACCTTAAGTATAGCACCACCAAATTTTGCAAATCTATCTGTTATTACTTTAAATGCTGAACCAACCGTTGCTAAAGCCACCTCTAATTGTTCTGCACCCTTTTTAGTTGTTGTAAAATAAGCAGCTACAGAACCTAAAGCCACTACAAAAGCACCAATCCCTGTTGCTATTAATCCTGCTTTAATTGACTTAAAAGCCAACCCTGCGGCAACTTTCATTCCTTTAAAGTTTTGCTTTAAACCACCAACAGTCATACCAAAAACGCCCATACTATCTATTAGGTCTTTCTGCTCTTTTTCAGTTTCCTTCATTTGAGCAAGTCGCTTCTTTTCTTCCGCAGTTAGCTTTTTAATACCTTTTTCAGCTTCTTTAGTATCTGCTACATATTTTACTGTTTTTACTAGTGGCATATTAATCTTATTATTTGTTTAAACATTCTTCTAAAACTTGTGTGATATTCTTCCATACCATAAGCGAAGTCTAATTCCCTTCCCTTATATTCTACTAACTGTAAATGATCAATAGATGGTATTATTATCTTTGATGTTGCTTCTATGTATTTTCTTAATTCCATATTAAATCGCTAAAATTCATTAATCTTATATTTCCACCTTTTTGCCAAATCGCCCAATTGGTGTTGAAAGGTGAGCTTAAATTGTTGAGCCTTTGAACTGTTATATCAACTGTTAGTGTCCACGCTTTTTCTGTGTCTGCTTGGCTATCATCTAACCCAAACCGCAAACCCCCATTTGTGCTGTTTGTATCAATATACATAGTTGATGTAGTTGACAAAGACGTATCTTTTATTGACCACTCTAAAACACCACCAGCATTTCCAACTTGAGTAGTCAGACCACCACTAACAATAAAGACTGTATTGTAGCTAAAGCTTTCTGTTGTTCCAACCACATAAGTTGCATTTGTTCCACCCACAATTGTTGTAACACCCTTCACAGAAATCATCACATTTGAATCATTTGGAAGGAATATTGTGTCTGCATATTTATCATTCTCAGGATAAGCATAACCCCTTGTTGTTCCTGTTGTGTTTCCAATTAATATCATTCTGTGGTTTTCACCTACAACACTTGGCGTTGAAGCATATTTGTTTTTGTATTTAATCACTATATCATCACCAAACTGAGGAAGTAAAGGCTTACTAGACTTTCCCCTATCACCACCAGCTGTTAGTGGTATATTTAATCCACCTAATTTTCCTGTTAGCATTGTCTTAAGGTTGCCCTTATTAAACAAAGCTAAAGGCGATTCTAGTGACCTCATTTGCATAGGTAAACTACTTGCATTTGCAATACAAGGATAAAGACCTTGATCCGCGTATAAAGATGCCGCAGTCCAAGAAAACCCACCAGCGGCTTCACAACACGCTGTTGGTGCATATAAACCAGCATAAGGTGCTGTTAATTGTGGTGTGCAACCAACATCAGATGAAGGGCACCAAGTTAAGAAAAAGAAATAGTTGCCAGAATTTACATAGTCACAATTCTGAGGTAAAGCAACAGCATCATCAGTCTTTTTAAGGAACGTGACTTTTGTTGAAGCCTTTGCACCTACTTGGTAATTCTCTATTGTTTGAATACGCCACCACGTGTCTTTTATAAATACTTCATCATTGAATTTAAAGTCCAATATATCAGCCGCATCTAGGTTTAGATGTGCTTCCATTATTCTTGCTTCTGTGCTGTATATTGAATCTAAATAGTTTTTCCAATATAAAAAGAACAACGAGTTTTTCTCTAAGTCAAAACCCAAACTAGGTTGATAGTTAAATATTTCTACTTCACCACACATTGGAACGCTATTACCCCAAAACAAAGATTTATTTGAAGTAGAAAGAGTATAGGTATCTGTTGAAGCATCTGGTGTTATATCATAAGCTGTGCAAACAGGATAGGTTGTAAAACTATGTGCTGTTGTCACACCTGTTGTTGGAACAATTCTATGTAGATGAATTGTTTTAGCAGAACCGTCAAATCCTCTTATGTCTGTTGGTGTTCCACAATAATAAAATAATTTTGGGTTTGTTTCTTCTAAAGAGTTGTCATATCCTGTATCACTTTGCTTATAGGTAAGCTCATATTGTATTGCAACATTTCCTAAGTGTGTGCTTTCTTGATTTGCACCACTTGTAAATATTTTTTGATTTATGTATGGTGAAAATATAGATTCATTTTTAAGTTCACCTGTGGCAAAGTCATTACCACCCCCTTCATTTTCTGAATAGTATTTTCCATAAACATTGTCTTTAGGTGAATAATCTTTAATGGTTTTGTTTAAAAGGTCAACGTCTTCTAGGTCGGTGAAATTAACAATTCTTTTTTGAAGGCTTGTTGTGTCTTTTACAATTACTTCTTTTGACAGATCTATTTTTTCCGTCCAATCTTTTATTGTTCCCAAGTCAAAATAGTCATTGTATGGTTCTATAATTATATTACTAGGGTCATTAGGGTCTTGAACAATCACTAAATTAAACCTTTGAATGATGTCTTTTAAAAATGCTTTCTGTGTGATTTCATCATCTATGCAAGAAGGAATTAAAACTTCTTGATTGTATTGAGAAGGATTATACGGCACCCAATTACAAGTAATAAAAGAATAACCTAGAATGTTCCCATTGTTATATGTTTGTATAAATTGTCCGTCAAAAAGATTAAGAGAAGATGTTCCGAAAAAACTTTGCTGCTTCATTGCTGGTGGCTGAAGCTTAAACCCAACCCTAACGCCTAGTGGTATTCCTTCTAAAGAAACTGTTGTATTCCATTGTCCAGCACCTGGTGTGACCTCAAAAGAACCACCCGAACCCAAGTCCTCACCTGTGTCCACATTATACCTTGTAATGTCAATATTAATTACGCTAGAACCACAAACAGGCATAACATTAGTTCTGTCAGCCTCACCACGAAGAAGAACCGAGTCCATACTATAACTTTCCCTTAGTATTCCAAACCCATTCCAAACATCATTAGCATCATCAACATCATCTTCTGCTTGAAAGTCAATTGGATCTGGTTGAATTGCGTTTGCCGCATTTGTGCAATTATACGAGTTGTTTGAACTAAATGGATATTGCATTTCGTCACCCAAAGGATTACTAGACCACCCTGTCGTGAAGCCTGGTGTGGGAGAATTTTCTGTTCTTGCTATCAAATACCCACCTTCTGCTGGTAAAGTTGGACTAGGCACAGGCAAAACACTTGTTCCTAGTTTGTTTCCAAGTGTCATATATAGTTTGCCAAAATATGAGCCGTCTATAAAGTTAGATGTATATGAAAAACCAGCTCTTGCCATTATTTTATTAATAAGCTCTTTTAGTTGTATAGCTGGTCTAAGCTGGTCTATATTGACAGTTAAATTCCAAATCTCATAAATGCCTTGTCCGAAATCAAACGAAGCATTAATATTGTCTATGTCTGTTTGTGACATATCTAAAAACCTATTGCTTCCGTCACTAAAGTAAAAGTTTGGTTTTGTTGCTGTAAGTGGATAAACAATTTTTTGAACACCAGCACTAGAATCTCGCAATGAAACACCACTTGTGTTTTGAAAGCTCGAAGAACTACCGTCCCAAGATGCTTTTATATTTGCTTCTGTATATAGGTGGTTTAGTTCATCGCTATAACTTCCATTGTCTTCTAGGTAAACATCACGCAATTTCTTCTCGCCAATAGCAGTAAACAAATCGCTTGTATTAGACATTAAGACAACCTCGTATCTTTTCGCTTTTTGATATACCGCTTTTAATTGGATATATCCCTCAAATTGAGGAACAGTTCCAACATATAAGGTTGCATTGAATTTTGTTTTAGTATTAAAAACTAATGTGTCTAAATTTACATTAAACCAATTTTGAAAAAAGTCGTTGTTCTTGTCAGTAAAAGGAAGTTTAAATGTTTGAGAATAACTTGCTTTTCTTGTTTCTGGTTTTTTAACATCTGAAAACCTAAAGTTCAAAGAAACATTAGGTGCTTTTTCTAGATCTAAATTATAAGCATCTTCTACTGTATCTGATGAAGTTGGAATCCTATATGCAACAAGTCTGACGTTCATTATGAGTTGGTGTTTAGTGGTTGACTATATTCTATTGTTATAGTGTATTGAATCAGCTTATTATTTGCTATTGTTTTTCTAATAAACTTACTATCCTTTATTGTTACAGGAACAGTATAGGTTGTAGCCGCGTCGTCTTGCACAACATTAACTAATGTTGAAACTAATAAGCTTTCTAATAGATTGGCTTCTGCTTCATTTAAAAAATCTGTGTTTATAGTTTCTGTTACTCTTGCTGATGTTTCTCTTACTTCAATGCCGTTTTTAAAGGTGCTATATTCAAACAAAACCCTTCCATAGTCCCCTATCATAGTTTCATAGGTGTTTCTTTTTATATCAATTGTTTGTGTTGATTTCATTTTAAAATTAAAGTAATCATAACACCCCTTGCTATTACGCCACGCTAGTCTTCTAATATCAAACCCTTTGCAGTTGTCATCATCTTTTATAAAATAATAAGTGTCAGATTTTGCAGAACCACCAGAAGTTTCAGAAGCGTGAACACTATAATACGCCCACCCAGCGTTGTTTGAAGGTCTATGAGCATTGCTTCCACCGTCATTATAGGCTTCTAAGTTAGCAGGACCAGAACCAAAATAAATTAGTCTTTCGCTGTCTGAACTAATTTCACCACTAGCTGTCAGTGGGTTAGCACCCCCTGTTGAATTTTGATTTATAAACTCATAAGAAGCTATTGATGTTCCAGGCTTACTAAAATACTCTACCTTCCAATATTTAGCAACACTTTCAAAATCAGTTTGACCATTAATAAATGCGATTGTGTGGAAGTCATTAGTTCTTACATAGTTTCTGTAAACAAGTGTTGTGGGTGAATTTATAAAATTCGGCTTTTGGTATGACTTTTCCACATCACTTAATACCTTGCTAATAGTATTTACCATTCTATATTGCTCAAATGCAGTTCCTTGAAAATATGTTGTTCCCCTTGCTGTTCCTAAAGGAAGTGATGCTTCTATATAAAAAAGTGTGCCATTTATAGCGCCACCTGTTTGTTCTATTGGCGGTTGACTTGCTGACGAAGAATATTCTTCATAAACTCTAACATATATTTTTTTTATTTGGCTTGAGTTTTGGCTAAAGATATAACTTGTATTTGCTTCACCTATTATGTGAATACTGCTTGACGCATATCCACTTGCACCTATTTGTGTTTCTAGGTTTGTGTTTATTATATCTCTAACATCAAAAAGACATTTAACATTGGTGACACCACTTACAGCCGCACTTTTTCTTTGCTTTATTTTTGCTAGTAATTCTCCACTAACATCTGTTTCCCTTATTTCCATTATAAACTTATAATAAAACAATCCAGATATTGAAGACTTGTTTACCATATAAGGAACTATTGGCGTCCAATTAGTTATAACAGGCGTTTGAATTGCCGCCTCAATTGGGTGTTGTGTAAATGTTAATGCCATATCTTAATCTTTAAATGTTTGTTTTAATTGCACCTCTAAATCATCAGCAAATGCTTGTAGTATTTTCTTTTCTTGTTTTTTTAATTGTGTTGTAAATGGTCTTGTAAAGAATTGTGTTCTTTCTAACCCTCTTTGATATATTGCTCTTTGTATAAGAAAACCAAAGCTTTCATTTGTAATAAATCGCCCCTTTTTACTTCTACCCTTTAATGATTTATTTTTGATCCAATTAATCAAAGGTTGTCTTGGTGGCATTTTCGTAGAGTATTTAAAAGGACTGCCTTGTCCTCTCATTTTACCACTACCTTTAAAACCACCTGCACCTCTTACACCTTCATCTACAAATTGCCAATAGTCTTCTGCTCTACCAAATTCAAATTCTAAGGTTACGCTATCTTTACTGCTTGTAACTAAATAATCAAATTGATTATATAGGGTGTTTTGTCTTGTTGTCTTTTTCTTCTTTTTAAGAATACCACGCCCTTCTTTAACTACGCTTCCACCTAGTTTTTGTAATGATTGTATAGTGTTTTTAAATTCCATTATGAATTAGGGGTTACAGGAACAATACAAAGATTGTTAGGATTATTTACTTCCATACTAATGGTGGCAGACCAACCTGTCAAAAGGTTATCGAATCTTGCTGTAAATGGTTCTGCTGATATTGGCAATTCTAAAACCACCTCACCATCAACCCAGCTTGTTGAATATAAACTTCTGTGAAATTCGCTTATAACATCTTGTAGTATATTTAGGTTTTCGCTTAATGTATCTATCCTTCCTAATCGTTCTTTGTTGGGGGCATCACCTATTTCTTCATTGATCATATCCAAAACATAAATAGTAAATGAATAAGTCATAACGCCCTTGTCTATTGTAGCTGTGCCAGGTTCTGCATATAGAATAACATAATCAGTAGCACCAAGTTTATTAATATCTACCTCGTCCATAAAGCCACTATGAAAGCTATTTATTTCAAAGTGTTTTTCTGCTATTGTTTCTAAATATCCAAGTACGTTTCTAAAACTTATCATAATTATTATTTTGCTTTGCATTATAATCTTGAGTATATGATAAGTAAGTCAATACCTCAAGTATAGGCAATCTAGTTATTTTTTCTATGTCTAGTATGCTGTTAGATAAGCTATAAAGAATGTTGTACCAACCCCATTTGGATTGCATTGTTACACCTTTTGCTGTTTCGTTTCCTGTGCTTGTAAATAGCTGTGCGAAATCTTCGCCAATTTTTCGCCTAAAGTCAAAAAAAAACCCAAGCCATTTAATGCTATATCCATTGGACAATTCTTAAATAATTCTTCTTTAAATTCATCAGGGTTATAGCTTTCTATTGCATACCTTCCACCTCGTTTAAATGAAATAGGTCTATATAAAATACTCATTATAATATGTAAGTTTTCAATGGGTTCTTTACAATATGATTCTAAGTCTATATATTCACCTGTTGTTATATTACTAAGGTTAGGACAGAATCCATATTCCTGTTCATTAAAAGTAAACCTCTTTCTAAATTCTTCTTTATCAGGCTCAGTATCTATTAAGTTCTTAATGATACCCATTATCTCTAATAAGTCCTTGTAAGCCATTTTCTTAACTATAAATGGACTTGTGTTACATAATAAAGCTAAACTCTTTACAACCTTGTTTTTCTCACTTCCTTTGCCCTCTTGTATCTTTACATATTTCTGATAAGTTTCTATCGTTATATCTGCCCACTTATCAGGTATTGTTAATTTGACCTCTTTCATTACTAATAAATATAAAAGTTAATAATTTGTTTTTCATTACAATATATAGTATTTACCTGAATGATTAACACTAAGTTTATTTAAACATAAATATC